CATCTGGCGTTTCGGCAGTGCTATAGTCAATTGTATCGACCTGAGCATGATAGTTATCCAGAGTGAAGCAGTAAGTCCCCTTGAGAAGTTGATGGCTTCGAGTGAAGACCTCATAGTCCATACTGCCGATGAATTGCTTACATACAGCAGTAATACCGTAATCCATAGCGTTCCAAAACTGTAGGTCTTGAAGAGGTAAATCTGGATCTGGCGTTTTTGGTTCAGAAACAAATGCCGAGATGGGCAACTTATCATAAAGCGCACCATACTCGGGCAAAAATGTTTCGAAGTAGAAGGCACGTCCAGGAATAGACTTACATGTTACCCAATGACCTTCTACAAACTCACCGTGACCTGACTGATGATCCATCAAATATTCTTTGCGAACATAAACTTTTTGGCTCGGTAGGTTGCAGATGAGTGTCGACATTATGTAATAATCTTTGCTTTTTCAGGAACGATAACGCCACCACCATAGTGAGTGTTATATTCATTCTTAAGATTATCCGTCGGCTGCATAATAGCGATGATATGATTTGGCATAATATTCAAAGAGTTATTTTCAGCATACGGTGCATATGGTGCAAGACCAATACCAAACTTTTCTGGCTGACCGTCAATCGGCTGCATAATGATAACAGCTGGTTTGTCCATTTTAATAACTTGACGACCTTCGACTTCAAAGTCAGCTACAGTTCCAATAAGTTCTTCACCTGAAGATAGTTTTAAAATCTGAATCATAGTGCGTTCTTCTCATCTTGAATTTCTTTGCGACGTTCTTTCGTCAGTTTACCTAGTTCCCCAAGTGCCTTGCGTGCACGTGCAGCAGCAGCTTTAGTGCCGTTACCGAAAGTTTCATTTTCTTTGAGATAAGTTTCGAATTGTTCTACAATAGATTCATGAGTTGTCATAATATATCCTATTAAGTTAAGTTGGGGGAGCAACAACTGCTCCCCCTTATTTATTAGTCTTGCAAGAACTGCTTTTCATCAATGCCAATTTTAATTTCTTTTGGCTTGCGTTCTTCTGGGACAATATGCTCGAGGAAAATCTTTAGCAGTCCTCTTACATGTGCCGCACCTGTCACTTGAACATCTTGATTTAGTGCGAAAGTTTTAGTGAAGTTTCTTGCGCCGATACCTTTATGTAGGAATGTGCGTTCATCTGCATCACCTTGAACACCTTGAACAACAAGTTTGTTTCCTTCTGGAACTTGAGAAATTGTAAGTTCATCCTCAGTAAATCCAGCGGCGGCGAACTCGATAGTATATTTTCCTGCGCCATTGTCGACAATGTTGTAAGGTGGATAATTGTTTGAAAGTTCAGCTACCGTGTTGATGTTATCAAATACTTTATCAAAACCGATAGTGAATGGGGAAAGTTGATTTGCGATCTCGTGAAGATCTGTTGCTTTAAATTTACGAACTACCATTGTTCATCTCCTTAAATAAGCGAGTTAAATTACAGCGACCCATTAGGCATCGCTATATTATATATAGGCGTTCTTTATCGAAAAGTCAAGGGGTAAATTAAAAAAAAGTTACTTTTTACCAATATTATATTTGGTGATCAGTTCCCAATCTTCTTTTTCTTTGTAGGGAAGAATTTTAATTTGATTTAGAGGTGCTTGAGTCTCGTGCAACTCAGGGCTGATAACATCAAGAAGACCCCAGTCACCTAACAACTTAGCGATAGTGTTGCGACGTTCGATATCTCCCTCACCGAAGTCAGCACCTTTACCATCTAAGGCAAACAGCTCTTTAAAGTGTGTGATGAAATAGCGTCCCTTCTTGTGCAATATATGACAAGACTGGTATAAAACTTTTTCTTTCCTGGAAGCAACACCGATACGAGATAGAGTCTCGCGGATTTTCAAGAAGTCATCGTCCTTCTTGAGTGTGATTTCTAACGGCGCATAACCAGGATAATCAATGTCGAAGAAATCCTCAGCCATTATAAACCCTTTTTTATTATTGTATTTTATTTATAAATAGAGATATCTACGAGCATTATTATGAACAAATACTACACCCCAGTAAAAAATATTCTTCCCGAAGATTATCAACAGTATCTTATCGACCACTTTTGGCGAAACGAAAGTTCGCATCAAGATTACAGAGAAAACCTATCTCTAAAGGATGTAAAAAGATATTGGCATAGAGATGAAAACATCCTAGAAATTTACGCGCAAAAGGGTTATGATAATTATCAAGTCGTAGAAGAAAATATCAAATTTATTGTAGGTAAAGCAAAAAATTTTCCTAAGTTAAAAAATGGTGATATGAGGGCAGACATCATATCCCTTTTCATTAATGGTGTTGACCTTAGTGTTGATAAAAATACCATGATTGCTTTCGTCAACTCACTTGAAGATAGAATAAATCTACATGATGGATATACAGTGAGTGAAGATATTGATGATCAAAGCTGGTCTCGGTTCCACACGAACGAAACCAATCCTGCTGTTATGGCAGACTCAGAAAAATTAACAGAGTTCGCGAACTTATATAAAGCAGATGTATGGTGTTTTTTACATACAGCTGGATCTGGTGTTACTATTGCTAAACATACTGACCCTGAAAGAAAAGCAACCATCACCTTTCCACTAGAACCAGAGTTACCTATTTACAGAAACCTGTCATATTATGAATCGTTGAAGGCTGAAGAGCCAGCTTGCATAGTTGATTACAATAAAATAAACTCATGCGTTCTACTTAACAACAAAGAGGTTCACTCTATAGCTGACGGAGATCCTAGCTTATCAAACAAAACAACTCTTTGTTTTCAGGTCAGCTATTTTGAGAAATCATATTCAGAAGTTTATGATATGTTATATAATGATGGAATGTTGATAGATGACGAGTGAAAAATATTTTATCTCCGTCAAAGATTTAATCAATGACGAAACGAAACAGTATTTGCAGAAAAAGTTTTGGGAGTATGAGCCTGCTCACATGGAGCATCAGGTAGTTCTAAATTTAAATGGCATGAAGCGTCATTGGAATAATGAAGAAAATATCCTAGGATTATACGGCAGAAAAAATTACAGTAATGCGGGGATAACTGTAGATTACTTGAAAGAACAAATCGATACAGTTTTTCTAGAAGCCAAGCGGTGGGTTAGGTTAAGCGAAGAAAAATTTAGAGCAGATATAATTGGATTATTCCTAGAAACAAGCGACTTATCCTGCAGTAAAGAATCTCTAAAACAACTGCTAACTATTTTTGAGGAAAAATATGTTTTCGCTGATGGTTACGTTGCGAATACAAATGAAGGTGCTGACAATGCTGTGTGGGGTAGATTCCACACTTCATTAACCAATGTAAAACTGTTTGAAAATACTCATAACACACAAGAAATATGCGATCTTTATGGTTCTGATGACTGGTGCTTCTTACACACATCAGGTCCACGCACCTCTGTAGCCAAGCACGTAGATCCTATTAGGCAAGCAACGCTCACTTTCCCGCTTGAACCAGAGTTGCCAATTTATAGAAATTTAAATTACTATGATTCATTTGATGACGAGGAGCCTGTTCATATAGTTGATTACAATAAGTTAGATACATGCGTTCTTTTGAACAATCAGGAAATACATTCTATTGAAGATAATGATCCATCTATGTCAGGTAAGCCAACTTTGTGTTTTCAATTAAATTACTTCAGACACACATACGAAGAAGCGAAAGAAATGTTGACTGACAGGGGGCTTCTGATAGATGTCTAGAAAAGAAAACTTTTTTCATCCAGTCAAAAATTTGTTAGATGAAAAAACTACCGAATGGTTGCTCAAACATTTTCGGAAATATGAAGTCGGGTATTCCGTAGATAATGAGGTATTACAAAGTTCTGATTATTATAATTATTATATAGAACTTGGTTATGATGCAGATCCAAAAAACTCCTATGAAAGAATCGTAGATAATATCAACACCCTAATAGATATGAGCGTAGATTGGAATTCTAGGAGGCAAAAAATTGCATTCTACATACAACATAATGATATGAATGCTGACGAAGATATTTTTAAAATGAATTTAGAAAAAGTTATAGAAGAACACAACAGGATGTATAACATTACAGCCAATGAAAATACTGCAGTTTTTCATACCATAGATTCAAATCCTCCACTGTTTATATATGACAATAGAAATAAGATACAGAAAGTTATTGATTTTTATGGAGCTGATAAAGCAGTATTTTTACAAACGAAAGGTTCTGGTAAAACTTTAACGAGGCATACTGACCCAAAACGAAAATGTGCAATTACATTCCCACTTCTTCCAGAGTATTCTGAGTATAGAGATTGTAGATATTATGAAAGTTTAGACCCAATAACTGAGCCTGAACCAAAACATATAGTAAGTTACAAGGAAATACAAAAACCAGTTTTATTAAACACACAAAAAATTCATGAGATAGGCGACGATAAACAAAACAAAGAAAGTTTGTGTTTTCAAATCGAATGGTATGACAAAGATTATAAAGAAGTCAGAAAAATTCTCTTAGATAAAGGTCTTCTCATATATGGCTAGACAAGAAAAATATTTTCATCCAGTCAAGGATTTAATTAGCGCAGATATAAAAGCTAAATTAGTTAAAAGTTTTTTTGACTACAAGAACAACTTACCAAATTTCGAAAATGATACCATGGTTTACGATCCAAAAATTATTGAAAGGTATTGGGAAGAGTTAGGGTTTAAAAGGTCAGGGCTGCCATACAAAGAGTTTGAGGGATATTGGAAAACATCAGAAGAGGTAAGGTCACACGCAAACCCTGGAGATAATTTCGCAAGATTTTATCAGCCAGATGAAAACTATTCATGGCTTGACGATGACACAGAAAAGGTCATCAAAGAGCTAAGTAAATTTTATGGCTGTAATCATATTGTATTTTTATATACGAATGGTAATGGAGTAGTGTTAAAGAAACACACAGATCCAAATAACAATTCAAAAATTACATTTCCACTATATCCTGATTATGACACATATAGAAACTGTAACTTTTACGATTCAATGGATCAAAAAGAACCAACATACACAGTCAATTATAGTAAGATAAGAAGTCCTGTATTATTAAATGTTGATAAAATACATGCTCTTGAAGACTGTAAGACAGATGAATCTTTATGCATACAATTTAGTTATAATGCAAAATATAATGAGTCGATAAAGTTTTTATCAAACAAAGGTCTATTGAACACCTCTGATTAGTTTTTTCTTAATAGTTTCAATCTGATCAGGAGACAAAATACGGAGAGCCGCAGCTGCTTTTGTATTGTTATATCCAAAATATTCTTTGACAATCTCAAGCTGTTCTTCTTTCTCTGGCTTCAACCATTTGTTAAACCGTTTCTTAGGGCGAACGATTCCTCTGAGAAAATCAAACTGCGCTTTCTTATCAATATGTGGACGACTATTCATTTCGTTGGCTGCTACGACTGTGTCTGGTCCATAACTAAGTGCCTTATTAACGATGAACGGATTGTATTGTTTCTCAGACCAGTCATCAACGATAAGGTTTTCTTTTGTATGATGAATGCTATTGGCAAAGTCGAATGGACTAATTGCTTTTTTCTTTACCTTAAACTGTTCCTCGTCAATCTTTACGACTGGATCGCCCATTCCTTCAAGCATTATTTACCTCCAACATTTCGAAAATCAAAACTGGTTCTATATAGTAATCTGTTTTCAATATCGTCGAATGCCCAGCGTTTATGCTGAGTCATGCGTTGTTCACTTAATACCACATCACCATCTACCCAGTCGTGATGATAATGATACTTTTCCTGTAGCACATGATCACACATAAAGCTGTGGAGTTCTTCACGTTCCTGATCAGTGTAACCTTCGAACTCTTCCATAAATAGGTGGGGATAAATCATACCCTCAGTTCCTATCTCGTTGACGAAATGCACTTTCTTAGCAATCTTAGAACGACGCTCCCACCATATCTCATCGAAGTCGCGGCGAATCTTTACGATCGGGTCATCTTCTTCTTTGTGTGGTGTTTTCGTATATGCGTGTAGTTCTTTTATCTTCTCTTTCACATCGTCAGGCAAGTCATGATATGCACGTGACAGGTTCATCCAACTCGTTCGGCTACCGACAGTTCCCTTCACGCCATAGAAACACGCACCGTGATAGATATTATTATGTGCCTCAGTTCCGTTGGTGTGCCAGTCAAGTTCTTCTTTCATCGCGAACAATCCTGGCTTGCCATTATCATCTAGCGCACCAGTCACACGGGCAACGCCATCGGCAACAGCTACAGACTCAGAAAGGCGTTCGCGCAGTTTACTACGACTGTATGAATCAATCTTACCGAAGTGCTTACAGAACTCCAAGTTTTCATCAGCAGTCATCTGCTGGTCTTTGATGACCACAACCAAGTTTGATAGAAAAAGTTTACCGATAACTTTACCTTCACCGACAGTCATATTTTTGACATCGATATCAGATACTTGAACAGTCCAATCGTTTTCTAGTAACTCAACCTTCATCTTCGTTCCTATAATTAAATGCGATGCGATGCAGTAATCTCTTATCCATATGTTCGAACTCCCACCGCTTATGCAACGACAGCCACTGATCACTGATTACGATATCGCCATCTTGCCAGTCATGATGATACTGAAAGTATGGATCAAGACAATGTTCTCTAAGTGTTTCAAACAGTGGGTCTTCATTAAATATTTGATAAAATGGGAAATACATACCCTCAATACCAGCTGCATTTTTGTAGTAAATATCGAAAGGTTTTTCACCTACATGGTCAAAGAAAAAATCGCTTTCACTCACACGACCTTTCTCGTAACCACAAATAATTTGTTTTTCTTTGACTTCATCTTTTAGTGAGTCATCGAGAGCATCCCACGCCATTGCCATATTTATCCAGCTTGTCCGAGAACCAGCTGAACCTTTTACAGCATAGAGCCATATTAAAGGTTCGCGATTAGGATTGGATGTTTTGTTAGCATGCCAGTCTAACGCAGATTGATGACCGAAAAGACCTTCCTCGCCTTTCTCGTTTTTCTCAGCTGTTACACGAAGAATATTATCGCCGACAGTAATCGGTGCGGTGTATTCTTTTACTAACTGGTCTGAGGCATAATCTTCGACCTCACCAATCATTTTACAGAACCGAACCTCTTCTTCAGGGGTTAAATTCTGGTTGTTAATAACCACTATAAGATTTTCTAAAAGTGCCTCAGAAACTAATTCAGCTGTATCTTCTGTGGCGTTCTTTAAATCAATTTTTAAATTCAACATTCGCCATAATCTCCGTAAGGCATGCGGTCAAATTAATTTCTTGGTCGGCGACGAATGCCGCCTTATATTGATAGTCTGCGATCAAAAGAACCAGTTGAGGAACTTGCGCCACTTTATCGAGGAGCGTATCATAAATCTTACGATAAACACCTTGGGGGTCAGCGTCAACATTATTGGCGACCCATTGTCGCATTTTCTTCCAGTCTTTATCACGCAGACTATCAATAAG